AGGATAGTACTTGTAGCCATGATGATTACTCCTTGGAAGTGTTGGTTTTAGTTTGACACATAATGAGACCGAGAGTGTGGATTAGGCAGTCTGCACGACAGTTGAGACCGACAGCTCATAAGCAGGAAGCACCGAGCCACCGATATCTAGGTTTGTAGGGCGTCCAGAGACCACGCCGATATTGAGTGCGTAGATTTGGGCGAGGATATTGAGCAGGCTTTTTTGGGCGTCAAGGTTGCCCGGGCCGAGCGTGATGATTTGGAGTGTGAAGTTAAGTTTTGCGACATTGTAGTTGTAGCCGTCTATTGAGTCGATATTGACGAAGACGGAAGGTGGAGAGATGTTGCGTGGATCATTATTTACTTGGAGCCCTACGACCGTTGAGAGCTTTGCAACTAGATCGTCGTAGCCTTCGTTGAATAGATCCGTGTAGTTAGGTACAGCCATTAGGCAACCTGCGGACGATCAATTCCTAGCAACTGGCGGATCATTCCGTTCAGACCCATAACTGGAGTTACGCCCATGTTTTGGAATGAAGCAAATTGATCAACCGATCCACGCTGGCGATACAAGGCGCCGCCGTACATTTGGGTTCCTAGAAAGACATCTTGTGAAGGGACAGTCGTAAGCGAGTCCACATAGCCTGCTTCCATTCGGCGTCTCCAGCAAAACTGTGAAGCAGCTGCGGCGCACACTGTAAGGAAGGCGGCGTCAGCTGCAGTAGCTGTGCCGATGCCCAGCCAGTCCTCAATGTTTGCTGCAGTGACCCAAGTGCAAGTCTGCGTAATAGTCAGCGTGCCAGTAGCGGCAGTGCGAGCAACATCATCGGCGGTCTTCGCAAAGAGCACCTGATTAGCGATTGGGTAATTGACATCGTAAATGAGATCGCCTTCGGTATCAATGCCGACATAAAGGTATTGCGGTAATGCGCGAACTGTGTAAGTTCCGTTGAAGGTTGCGTCTACTCCAGCGATAACGACACTTGCGCCGAGTTCAATTTCTGCATCGGTGAGAAGTTGAACTACGGCGTAGTTGTCTATGAGGTATTTCTGTGTAACTGTGTAGACAGCCATGAGCGGATGCTCCGCTCTCGACTAGGCGATCGTGATTGCTTGGATAAAGCTGGACTTGGCAACAAATGTTGCAAAGTACTGATGGATCGAGAGTGTGCGACCGAGTGTCGATGGGTTCTCGAAGCTCTGCAATGAAGCGCCAGATTCGTAAATCTCAAAGCCCGGTGCGTACACAACGAGCATGGTTCCTGATGCGAAGTTGTTATCAACAACAAGCGACAAGCCCATGACATCCATCATGTTGTAGCCAAGACCGCCTACGCGACCAAGAGCGTTCTGTCCGAGTACGCCGTTTGTGGTGTAACCAAGGACAGGTCGTTTTGATCCGTCAAGCTGACTGCCCAATTTTTCCCAGACATCGGGACTGACGCAAAGATGAGTTGGGAAGAAGTTGCTGTCTTCTGTGATTTCGCGCGCTGCGTCATAGAGCGAGCTGATCAAAGATGATGGATCATTAGCGGTCACTGTCCATGTTGATCCTGATGCTGTCTTGCCTGCGACAAGTGCGTCGGCTGCGATGTCGTCAGTTTTGATGAGCACTTCGCCAGCAAGGTCATTCAATACAAGCTGGAGGGCGCTTGGGTCTGTGAAGTCGATGTCTTGAATTGACAGTGTTACTTGACCTGCGACAGTTGATTTTGTAACTGTGTTTGCAGCGATAACCATTGTGGTTGCCGATACTGCGTCAAGCTGATTGCTCTGCAAAGCCGCTGAGGTATGTGTCGTAATGGTAGGTCTCACGAATTGACGCGAAGTTGTTGAAGGCATCGCCCTTGCGCCAAATGCACTGACTACTGGGCGCACAAAGTTTAGATCTTGGAAGAGAGGTCCGAGCACTGGAATGTTCAAGAGGCCCGGGGTGTCGCCCGTAACGATGTCGCCAGCTGCTGCTTGCAGTGCTGTTTGACCGCGGCGCTGTGCTTGCTTAAATGCGTCGCTTACTTTGTTGTAAGTGTCTCCGCCGATGTGATATGCAGCGAGCACTTCCGCAGCCGAAGGCATAGCGAATTCGCGTTTTGGCTGTGCTGGAATTGAAAGTGTTGGGATGCTTGCTTCGATTGCTGGGACTGTTGCTTCGGACATGGTTTCGTTCTCCTGTGTAGGTTCTGTTTCTATGTTACTTATTTCTTCGTCTTCGTGGTGGATACTCGCTGCGATGTCTGTGATGATCGCTCCAGCGAATGCAGGAACTGGCACCATAGACAACTCGATCCAGTCGGCTGCTAGGACTGTTATTGATCCGTCTTTGTTTGCTCGAGTTTTAGTTGGGTTTACTCCGACCGAGACCGAGTCCAGTACGCCGTCAAGGGCAAGCTGCAAAGCGTCGTCGCCTTGTGCGGTCTTGCTGATTTTTGCGGTAAACATCATGCCTTCTTCGTCGTCGTATCTGGCCGTGACAATGCCAATGGCGCTCTCGCTTGAATGATTGAGGAATAGGCGTGGGGCTTTGCCGTCTACTGGCAGGCTGCCGCGCTCAAAGATGACTTCTGTGCCGTCGGAGACGGTCGCTGCGACGCCGTAGGGGACTGCGATTCCTGTGATAGTTCTAGTTGGTGTGCCGTCGCTGGCGGCTGCGTCAATGCTGACGCTTTGAGCTGTAAGTCTGATCATTAGTTTGCAATCTCCTCTTGAGTGTCTTCTTGTACTGGACTTTCCATTTTGTCTGCTAAGTAGTTTTCTTCTAAATACGATTCGTAGTCAAAGGCAACAAAAGTTCCGTTAGGCAAAACATTATTCATTGACAATGTTTCAGCGATTGCATCTGCGTACAACTTGACGCCAAAAAATAGCAAGTCCATGCGCGCTTGCTGCGATGACTGATATGAATACGATCCTGTAGATACGCCGATCAGGTATGGCGGAACATTGCCAATACGACCGCCAGTTTCTAACGCGCTGTAGTTAGCAGACTCAATAAGAAGCATCTTGTCTGGACTCATCGTCGTAGGTTCGTATGTGAGGAATTCGTTAAGAGCCGCAGTCTGATTAGTTGCTCGAGCAGTGTTGAACGCTGCGGCAAGATCAGCCAATTCTTGCGCGCTTAAAGGCTCACCGCCAGTCTGACGAAGCACCCCGGCAGGAATGGAGCTGCTCGCGTTTCTTGCCCTCGCGTCTTGAATCTTGATCGCTGTTTCAATAGCGGCTTGTGATGAATAGACCATGCCTTGTGTTGGCGACAAAAATTGCACAAGGTTCGCAGGGTCTATTTGTCCGCCTTGAAAATAAACTTCTTTAGAAGGTGCAAACCAGACGGGGCCCGCCATGTCGGTAGTTGTCACGCTTCCCGCTGGGAGCCTTGAGAAACTTGCGGGATAACCGTCAGCGGTGCGCGATGTTATGTACCAGAACGCGCGCCCATAGAAGTACAGGTCATCAAATGTCCATGACATTAAAAAGTTGTAGGGAACGGTTGGATCGGGGCGACGCAACCAAGATCGGGGGGCGATATAGACGCGCTCCATTTCTTCGCCGTTCCACATTTCCGAATAAGCGCGCAAGGGCATGCAGCCAATGACCGATGCAAGCAGATCGCGCGCGCGTGAGATTGCAGGGATTGAGATTGCCGCTGCGCGAAGTTGTCCTTCTTGGTAGGTGTAATACTGACCGATCATATTTACGCCGACATTGCTTGAGCTATACCCGGGGTTCATTGCGCTAGCTGCAGCGGCTTTGGCAGGCGCGGGACTGATAGCAGCCTTGTTTACTTTGCGATCAAAGATTCCCATAGCACAAGATTACACATTGCGCTCGGATTGTGGTGGCACTCGCCCAGTCAGTTGCGGTATCCCGACGACAGGCAAGCAAGCGGACGAGTGCCAAGAAGATGTTACTGACTAACCGTAACAAGCATCGGCTTCTGGGAGTTGCCCGGTCTTGCAGCTGCCGCCGCTCCCCAAATCATCGTCCGACAAAGCTCGATCGGTCCAGCTGACTTTTGCGAGCTGACTGCTATGGAGCCCTGCGTTCTGACCATTACCGCTCGGCAAACATGCTCGGCAAGCATGGCTTCCCCAGTGTGAACTAGACGACCCTCACTAATCATGTTTCTTACTATGGGGGTGTATTGCAGAATCTCTTTGTATCCCATGACGACGCGCCGACGCTCAAAGACAGGCGGACAGTGCGCGTCAATCGTTGGTGAGAAGATGAACTTGATCGTAGGATCAGCGGCCGCCAATGCCCCGACATGAGCCCAAAGTTCTTTAGCGGTTTCGGCAGTGAAGGCAACCGAGACACAAGTACGACCGTCGCCAAGCGCGACCGACTTGGTAGCGAAGTACCGCGATTCGTCCATTGATGCCTCGACGGAGATGACGCCGCCAGCAGGGATCGGGCCGTCGTACTCAAGGTCAGGCCATAGGTGGGTCTGAATCCACGATTGGGTTGAAGCAATCCACATGTTGAGCGATGAGCGCAAGAAGTTTGATCGGTCAGGATCTTTAGATTCGGCGCGCAAAGTGTCAAGCGTCAAAGTGTGTCCGAGTGCCGGGTTGCCCCACGACCAAGAAGATTCCAACATTGGATCAACTGTGGGCGGT